GGCGTAGACATATCAACAAATGGCGTAGACATATCAACAAATGGCGTAGACATATCAACAAATGGCGTAGACATATCAACAAATGGCGTAGACATATCAACCAATGGCGTAGAGACATCAGGGGACAATAATGAAACTCATACAAAATGGCTATATTTCAAAGGCAAGTTTGGACGTCAAGGTAATTATAGTCCTCTCTATCAAAAATGGTTTTTCTACGATGATATTAAGACTGGAAAGTATGTTTCTGATATACGTTATTACCAAGTTTAACTATAAGAATTAAACATACTATACATTTTATATCTTGGATGATATTCCTCTATGAATTTTATTTCTTCTGAAGAGAGACCAAAGAGAGAATACAAATAATCATTGGTAAATACATTATCTTTATCTACAGATTGCACTTCAGAAGATAGAGTGTGAAAACATTTCTCTCTTACATCTTTTATTTTTGTAACATCAGGAATGAACTCAAAAAAGTATTTTTCCAAATATTTCATTCTATATCTCGTAATATCCATTAAAATAAAGATTAATTTACTTTGTAAATACTTAGTTAAACATTTATTTTCCTCATCATTGTAATTTAAAATTACATAATTATCACGATTAGAAATACCATATAATCCCTCTTTATCATAATAGGGAAATCCATACATTTTATGTGCCATAACAATCTTTCTCTCTTTATATTTCAATTCTTTATCTGAATATTGATATATAAGCTTTGTTTGTAATCTTTTTTTATCTCCAATAATACAAGGTTCTAGAATACAAGTTTTTATATTCAAATATGGATGTGACACTTGTATTTCATCTAGAATACTAACATTTTTCGAAGGCATATTCGTTTTTATTACTTTTATACAACCATATTTTTTAACGTAGGGTTTCAGTTTATTCACTATACTTACATAATTAAGTGGAATAGCTTCTCCTATTGTAAACTTATATAATGTATATTGAGATGTAACAGAATCATAGATACTTATCTCTCTTTTATTTGTGTTTTGATACATCTTTTTCCTTAACAAAAAATAACACGTTGGTGTTTGAGCATTATATCCAAATATATGATTTGTTTCAGTTGTTGTAAATGTCTTTAGATGAGTAATTTGATATTGGTTTAATAAGAAATAAATATTTGACTTATCAGGTTTTAACCAAATACTAGGAACATACATAAGTAAATAACCATCCTCTTTTAAAATGGATAAACTTTTTTTTATAAACTCTTTCCAAATAGCTTTACCATCTTTTTTCTTATGGAGAGTTTTATTTGTTGGCACCTTGAATGTACCTTCACTATTATAAGGAGGATTTCCTACAATTACATCATATGTTTCTATCTTTTTATTTTGAAAACAAAAATCGTCACTTAAAAAATCACAACATCTTAGATTTAATTTTTCTCTCTTATAATCTAATTCATTCTCAATACACGTTTTGAAATTTTCTATATTTTCCCGTGAAATATCGCAACCATACAATTCCTGTTCTAAAATATCCACCTTTTTATCTGTATTGTATTGAATAAGTTTATTATACAAAACCTTTAAAAAGTTTCCTCTTCCACAAGACGTATCCAACCACTTTAATCTATTCTTAAATATATCCTTTGGTAATAGAGAGAACATTTCTTCAATTAATGAATAAGGAGTATATATTTCACCACGTTCTAGTTTATTTTTATTATTTACTATAATTTTCTCTCTTGTATTAAATGTAAATGTATCATTCATTTATTTATTGTCGTATAATAATTTAACTTATTAAACTTATTATACTCATAAAATTGAAAATGTAAAATGATTTGTAAATAAAATATCCTTATTATATCTATATAAAAAGTGAAAATGAACAATCCTCTTGCTCCCACAATAGGTTTAGACATAGATAATCTTATTAATGAGGAAGAAGATTTAATGGAACAACATAGTAAGTTTGAAGAAGCTATACAGAGAGAAATTGGGGTCGAATTACCTTTTCATATTTCTCTCTTTGAACATTACAATATTGAAAGAGCAATTGAAGAATTAAATGAAGAGTTTACAAAACAAGATGTTATTATGATTAAAGATGATAGAATATATAGCATTGAAAGTTATTTAAAATATCCCAATCCACAACCTCCACAATACACACCAGTATATAAACCGAAAGACAAAGAATATATAAGTATAAAAGATATTCTACAAACTTTAGGTCATGATGAATATTACAAGACATTCAACCAATATTATGAGGTAAACCATCGCTTTTTAGAAGGTTTTGAGCAAGACTCAGAAGTTCAATATTCTATGTTCTTTGGTTCTTGAATATAAAATAAATAATTATATATATGCAACACCAACTTGACCACTATCAAAAGGTGGTTCTCTTATTGAATATAAATATCATTTTTATTTTTTACATTTTATTTAAGCATAGAATACACTCGTCACCGACCTATATATCATCTTTTCTCTCTTATATAATAATTTCATTCTATTCTATAATACATAAAAATAGTTATATTACAGATGTGCTACATTTATTTTTAGGTGTATTTATCATTTACTCTTCTCTATTTGCACGAGACAAGGATGTAATGTTATATGTTATTTATTTATTAAGTGTCATTATTACAACCTATTATTTATATGATACATGTTTATTGAATGAAGTTATCAAGGAAAAAATAATAACAAGAATTAAATGGATTAACTGGGACCTCATTTATAAAATCTTATTATTTATCGTATCCTTACGTTTCTTTTATATCACAAACTAATCGTATTCCTGTAAAGTGATGAAAACTTTCTTTTTCTTGTGCGTTTCGATAATTGGAATGAACTAATTCATCATTAGAAGCCCATGAGGAACCCTTTACAATCATACGAAAATAAAAGAATGGATAACTGAATGTATCATAAATAGGGTCAATTTTGAAATCATCGTAAGGGTAAAAAGGTGTGCTAGTCCAATACCAACAATTACCGAATAAATTATCTACTCCCCATTCATTTTCTCCCATACCATTGTAAATATCTACAGGAACAACATCATTATAAGTGAAGTTCATGTTTGAGTAGAGAGAACATAGATGTCTATCATTACTCCAAGGATACTCGGTTTTTCCTCCATTTGTTAATAAGTATACATACTCTTCTTCCGTCGGTAATCTTGAATTACGATAATTGGCATAAGCTTCCGCTTCATAATAACTTACGTGAACGACAGGCTCATTTGGTTCAAGTGGTTTCATAACATCAAAGTGAAGACGATACCACTTGTTTTCAATTCGATACCAAAAATAAGGATGTTCTTTTTTTAACTTCTCCACACGCCACTTCCACCCTTTAGAACTCCAATATTTTTGTTCATTATATCCACCAGCAAGAACAAACTCCTGATACTCGTGATTTAATGTGGGTTGTTTTTGACAAATAAATGCTTTCATTTTTACATTATGTTTTGGCATTTCATTATCCCAAACAACTATTCTATCTTTTTGTTCTAGTCCAAGAGAGAAATTACCAGCTGGTATGGATACCCACGGATTATATAGATAAATAGAAGGTGTTGGATTGATTGTTTTATGGTATTCAACAAAAGACCAATCTGTTTCAAACGGACATTTCACTCCTAGTTGATGTTGTAAAAATAAAAAAACTTCTTGATGCATAATATTATGTAAATATCCAATCATAAAGATATAACTATGAAAAGGTGACAAAAAACTCTCTTCATATTCTTCTAAAAATGTAATTAATTCTTTATGAACTTTTTTATAGTATTCAAGTTGTTTTCTATAATTCACCATATATGAATCTTTTCTCTCTTGTGGTCGATTGATTAAACTATCAAACATTTCATTACTTCTCTCTAAGAGGGATACATTCTCATTTTCTTTTCTTGTATATCTTAAAATATGATATTCAAAAAAATGAACTACATGACCTAATTCAAACAAAACTGGATGAGGCATAAAAGGTTTCATTTCCCAACCTGTAAGTTGTTCTGTTTTTAATAAATGAAGTAATACATTATTAAATCTATATAAGTCTTGATATAAAACAATCATTTTATCTTTTGTAACACGTTGTGTTAATTTATCTAATTTTCTCTCTTGAACTTCATTTAATAGTGATGAATATTTAAACGACATGCTAAATAATCATTTATATTTTTATATTTTTATATTATTCTACGAATATATTTTGGAGGATTTAAAAATCTAGTTAAATAAGTAACGATGAATATACTAGAATAAAATATGAATTGTGTTTTTTGTTTCTTTTTTAATGTTGGATAAAGAGAGAAAGATGTATAAAATAATGTTATAAATCCAAGAATGAAAAACCAATTTAAAACACACATCATCCATTCAAGTAAATATTTTGTTCTCTCTAATTTCGTTTTATCTGAACCAGTAATAGTCAAAAAAATAAAATGGTTTTTTCCATTATCTATATAGAAGTTGACATAATTTATGTTAAAGAGAGAACATATCAGGATTACAATTGGAGCAGGAATATAATAAATGGTTGGATAGAAACAAAAGCATCCGTAGTGATAAATATCATTAAAATGGAATTCTTCTTTTGTTAAATAATTCCATTTTCCTGTTTCATAATAGTTGTTAATTGTTTGTATTATTTTCGTATTGTTTGTAAATTGTATAAAATTACCTCCAAAATCAAAACGAAGGCCACATTCAATAATAATATCGCCTCTGTATTGAAGATTTATGATTCCTGAATAACCTTTTGTATGTTTCTTCAACCATTCTTTTACTTTATAGGGACATTGATTGGAAGGACTGATTTTTGTGATTGTTTGTAAAAAATCACCTTTTTCGTTTTCTATATTGTAAGTTAATTCAAACAAAATGACACCATTATCAACAATAAAGTCAGTGCTACCTTCATTTTTATCAATATATTCACACCAAAATAAATCTTTTCTATCTTTATATTTATTATATTCTCTCTCATTATGGATTTTAAAACAATCTAAATTTGCACCTCGTAGATTAATGATGGGTTTTATAAA